CCAAGATGTCCTCGGCTTTCTTGTTGCCTTCTGCTGGCTTAGCCACTGGTGCTGTTGCCACAGGAGTGTCATCGTCTTCAAACGCATCTGCAGGTGCCTTCACAGCAGGTGCTGCTTTAGGTGCTGGAACATCTTCATCCACATCTGCTGCGGCTGCACCACTAGGTGCTTGCATACCAGCTGGGCGGAAGTATTGTCCCCAACGCTCCATGTCGAATGCTTTGCCATCTACACTTGCTTCGAACATTTCTTTCATGACCTTGAGTTCCACGTCAGTGGGCTTCTTGGGCAAGAATGTGCTCAAGTCAAACAAGCCATGTGTCTCGATAGCTGCTTGTTCTTCTTCAGTGAGTGCGGATTCTTTTCTAGCCCACTTACTAGTGTTGTAGTCAGCGTAGCCGCCCTTCTGTGTCTTAGTGATACGGAAGTCCAGTCCTGACATAGTGTCGGTTGGCAGGTTTTCCAATTCAGGATCCATCAACGCACTCTTGATCAATGTAAAGATCTGAGGTCCGATGATAAAACGACGGATTGGGTTTGCTGGTGTCTTGTCGTCTGCGAGTGGGTTCTCACGCACAAAGCCTTGGAACACATAGCTGCGTTTCTTCCAATATTTGCGACCCATGTCTTCCAGACTAGGATCTTTGAACCAAGGGCTGACCTCAGAAAGGATTGGGCAAGTTTCGTTCCACATGTGCATACATGGAACCTGCACCATGACTTGTTTGGAATCCATCTCTCCTTTGACACCGTTGAATGGCAAACGGATCATGGCCCGTTCCACCCAGAAGAATGTGTTTTTGGAGTTTGCATCCGGTAAGAATCGGATTGTTGCGGATTGGCCTTCTTCCATGTTCCAGTGTGGGTAGATGGGATTGTCTCCGCCACTGCCGGAAGTTTTGCCTTTTGTCTCTGCTGCCTGTAGTCGTGCTCTGATTTCTGCTAAAGTTGCCATAGTTGTTTCTCCTATAAAGTTGCCTATGTAAAATGCCTATCTAATGATTTAGATTGTGTTGCCTGTGATACAAATGAAAAAGCGCAAACACAGTAGTAGTATATGCGCTTCTTGTCTCTGTGTCAAGTGTATTTATGTCATCTGAGCAAACTCAAAGATTTTATTCTTGCCAGTTCGTGGTCGTAGGAAGCTTCTTCAAAGGTGGCGATGTTATCGCCTTCGTTGGTGGCTTTTTTGCCTGCTGTTAGCTCACGGTATGTGTCACCGATAGTCTTACCAGTTGTCATGAGTGCTTTTATATGCATGTTGGCGATGTCTGGATACTTGGTCATGGCTGCTGCTGTTTCTGGGCCCAATTTGCCATCATCATGAAACTTTGGCAGTGCGCGAGGATCCTTGGCGAGAATGGCTTTTTGCATAGCCTGCACTTTTGGATCAAACGGAATAGGTTTTATTTTTGCCAAACTTGTTCCCGGAGCAGCATCCGCAGCGTAGACCCCGTCGTCACCTCCGCCACCACCACCACCGGCAACTGATTGACTAGCACGATTTAATACGTTGCCCGCAGGTGCGGCCGACCTTGCCGCCGGTGCGGCTGCTTGCCCGGCAGCCTTAGGATCTTCATCATCATCGCCGGGAGAATCTTTGAATTTTGGTGCGCCCGGGTTGAATAAACTATAACCACCTATGGTTATATTAGGCATCACGGCGCCGGACCAGCGAGCCTTGGCCATACTGCCTGTTTCTTCGGGTGTGAAAAGATTTAAAGGAACACGAACTTGTTTATTGTCACCAAACTCACGCTTGAATTGCTCTCCTGGTTGCACATTCAACGCATAGGGTATGTATCCAGCAACCACATCAAATCCCTGTTTCGGGTCCCAGTCTTTAAAGCCCATCTTGGTTGCAAATTCCTTTGCTCTTTTAGCTTGCTCTGATGGAGAGTAAGAACCGCCCAGGTCTGGATTCTTTGACATGGAACCGGCCGTGTCTACTAGGTTATGAGGCATGACAAGTTTGGCACCGGTGACTTCGTCGGCATCAACCAAGTCCATGGTCGCCACCCACCCGTTGTTTTTGGTGTTAGGCATCTCTCTAGGTCCGTAAGTGCCATCTGCACCTTTTCTCATGCCACCCCATAGTCCTTGCCAGTTCTCCCCGTCCGGACTGTAGAGGTCATATTGAGGCCACTTTTTGTGTTTTTGTTTATAGTTTCCGTATATGGTTTTTTCTGGTGGAAAGTATCCGTCGTCAGGACCGTTGTAAGGCTCTCGACCTTCAAAATCTCTGTCAGGCCATTTTGACATAGGCTCGTTAACTCGGCTTGGGTCAGTCCCAAATTTCCAGCCGGGCGGTAGCCCTCCATCGCCCGCTTTTTCGTTCAGGCCTGCTAGTTTGCGGATGCGATCAATGTTCTCCATACACAGCCTCTTTACTTCATCAATTGCTTTATTCTTGCCAGTTCTGATTCAAACATGCTGCTGCCGTGGCATTCCTCAAGACCATGCACTGGGCAGTATTCGTTTTCCATGGTGTAGTTGCACTCGTTCACAGGTGTGGTTGCTGGTGCTGGATTACCAAGGCCTCTAGTGGTTGCGCCGCTGGCTGTGACATTATTCTTTAATGTATTAACAACAGGTGCATTCGTTGGTGTTGCTGCTGGGTCCGGAGCAGGTGTTGCCGCTGGTGCCGACTTTGCTACAAACTGGCCGCCTGATGCATCTTTTACCGCTTGCTGTACAGCAGGATTGGTACTGGCACCAACAACTGGGCCTGCTGGAGTTGGCCAGACGGCAGTTTTGTTAATAACATCTTGGCTAGCTTGATTCTTTTGCATTATGGCATTTGCTTCTTCTGGACTAGCATCAGCTGGTGGTAATGTCCAACCACCTTCGTCTAACATACCATGGTCGCCTAGATCTTGATGCAGTCGATTGCCGATCCATTCGTAAGGGTCACCTGAGCGTGCTTTAGCCACACCATAGGGCATGTCATCATGATAGTAATCATACAATGCGTCATACAAGTGATCACTGAGATCTCCATGTTGGATGAAATCATGGATGTCACGACGGAATGTGTGCAGTATGTGCTTCAATGTGTGATGGGTGTCATCGGTCAACACATTTTCAGTTATTTCCATTCCGGCCAACTTACGAATCGCATTGAGATTTTCGGCCATTGGTGCTGCTGGCGCAACGGGTTCTGTCGCTGCCGGAGCAGCAGGTGCAGCAGGTGCTGCCGCTGGCGCAGGTGCTGTTGGAGCAGCAGTTTGGAAACTCATTGCCAGTTCTGATAACTCAGGACTCTGATCTTTATTACGAGTGATCCAGGCCTGCACGATAGGCACAGCATCTGTTGTGGGATCTTCTTCGGCCATGGCACCCAGTTGATCAAACAATGCATCGTCACCGATCAAGTCATACAACACATCTGTAACATCTTCGGCATCTGGGCCTAATGGATGTTCTTGGCTCAACCAGTCTTTAAGTTGTGTCATCTTCTCTGGAGTGTCGGGCAAGGCCCAAGTTCCTTCTACCAATCTGGCAGCCCATGATTCAAATATATCTGCTTCTTTCATAGCTTTTGCTTCCTGTTGTATCTTTGCCAACATGGGCAAAGCTGATTCTATACGTGGGTCAATGCGTGTTTCCACAAACATGCCACGCAAGTCTTCTACCATGATATCACCCTCAGAGATATCAGCCGGCTTCCATGATTCAAAATAACGATCGTATCCACGGCTAGAAGCCATGTGTTTCAAATTGTGATTGAGTCGTTGATAGTATTGATCAGTCTCTGTGACTAACTCACCAGCTGCACCTTCAAACACACGACCTTGGTGTGCTCTACGGAACTGGCTCAATACATTCAGTTGGTTCACTGTCTCTGCAATGTGCTGACCACGCAGGTCGTAAGGGTTACCGCCATGGCGCACATGTTCTAACATAGCACGACCACCTGCCAACTTGCGGAATGGCAACCGGAAACGCTCACCTTCTGCTGTTTCGATAAACAAGCTCTCTACATATCGATAACGCTTGTCACCCTCGGAGATAGGGCGTGTGTGTTTGATCATCAATCTAGCTTGAGTAGGCTCACCTGAGTAACTGACCTTGCGTGTGCCGTAGAAACTTTCTGTGAGTGCTGCTTGCCCTGCGATAGCATACTTGAGTTTACTCAAGTTTTCCAACCCAAATCCACCGCGAATCTTGCTAGTGCGAATAGCGAAGTTTTTAAGTTGTTCCAGGAAACCCGAGCTGCCTGTTTCACTATCACCATACCAGGCTTTTTTGTCTTCAGGTTCCATGGTGCGACCTAGGTTGTCGCCAAAATACACAGTCATGCCGCCGTTTTGATCCAGCAATATGACCATGGTGCCATAGTTCTTGCCTGTGGGTCCCACCCAGTCGAAACTGAACATGTCTGCTTCACTAGAATCTGGAACTCCACGCTCGTTTACAGCAGGTTTGCCAGTTTTAGTGCTGAGTGCATCCACATCAAAGTCGTGGGTGATCAGCAGATCGTTGAGTTCGCTTGAGATTGAATTCTGTGCCATGATGTATTTAGTTGACTTCTACATCATCACAGAGATGAACGGGTAGGGTTCAATCACTTCTGATTCATGATCTTTCATCTGCGTGTCTAGTTCTGTATAGTAACTTTGCAGGGTAACCAGCATACGCACTGCTAGGATTGTGGCCATGATCAAGTCGTCAGTTTCGCCAGGTTTGGCAGCATAACTGGTGCCATGTGCCACAAAGTTCTTGAGTTCACTGATCAGGCTTGCGCTGTTTACTCGCATACGACCTGACTCGATCAAGTTTTTTAGTTTAGAGCAAGCCGCGATCTTGGTCTTGTTTGTGGTGTTGTATCCTTTGCGGAATCTTCTTGTGCTAGGACTAGACGCATCGCTAAGGAAGTAACCCTTGATGTTCTCTTCTCCGTATTCCATGATGGAGATCAATGCTGCTTCACCAATGGTGTTATTTTCTACAGAATAGTAGATGCTCTTGTCATCATTTACAGTATCATGCAAGTGTTTGATGATGTCAGCCATGATACGCACTTGTTCTGGAATAGGAGTTTTGTTGTGTCGCCATTCGCCCACTTGACGTGTGGTGTTGGCTTCAAAGATCTGGATGGCAGAGGGATCGCCACCGGTGCCTAGACTAGGATCTAATGCCACCACATACACTTGATCTTTGCGGATGGGTTCAAACCAACGCACTTGTCCTGTTCTGTGGACGGGATCCTTGTGAGCGAGATCTAGCAGTTTGGCAGGTGCTATCAAGGTCTCATCATTGATAATGAACTCGCAGCCCATCTCACGGCGGAAACGATCATCACCCAACTGTGCTCGCATGTTTTCGCCCCAGGCAGCATCACGGTCTGGATGTTCTTCCCAATAACTTCTGTATGCTCGGAATCCGTTCATGCCCACTTCAGTAGGATTGCCGTATTCGTCTTCGCACTTGTTGGCACCTTTCCACAAGAACGCAAACTGATCTTCGTCCGAGTTGGGTGTGCTTGTGATGATGGCTTTACCACCTGTGGCCAATGTGGGTGATATACTAGTCCAAAACTCTTTGGCAATAGTGGGGCGCACATAGGCAAACTCGTCGGCGTAGAGTAATGTAATACTCATACCACGACCAGTTGTTTCTGTTGTGGTTGCACTCACTATGCGGCTGCCGTTCTCAAAGTCTATTGAGCCTTTGTTGTAGTTGGTAGCACCTGCTCGAAT